AACGTCCGCTTGCAAAAACTTCTTGGCTTGATCTTCCGTGATCACCATCCCCGGCTTAACATCCGGACCGGTGTGCCCCCACCCAATGGTGAGGACATTGCCGGTATCGTAGTAAGCTTTGAGCCGAAGGGATTCCGACTCTTGGATGATAGTAAGTCCTTTATCCGTAGTTTTATTTGGCATTCAGTACACGCTCCATATATTGTTTACGCCGGGCGGCATCTTGTTTGTCGTTCAGAGATTGATTACGAGCCGCCTTAAGAGCCTCAAATTCTTGCTGACTCAACTGACGCTTCATAGCTTCCTGAACAACAGACTGGACAACCGACACTGGGTGTTTAGCGTAGTCTGGATTTAGATCAATAAGCTGCTTGAAGTTAGATGACACATCTTCATTACGCAAAGCCTTATCTTTGATCAACTCAAGCTGGCGATCAGCCAGTTTGTTTTGACGAGCCTTGACATAGTTAGCGGTGTTATTAACATCTTGCTGCTTCTTTTCCGAAAGGTCTCCAAATGGCAGAATCATGGCCTTGGTAGATTCACCCTCTTTGCGGATGATTCCGGATTTCAAAGCCTTGCCCCCGTCCTGACGATCCTTCGCAAAGTAGTCTTCCACCAGAGTCTTAGTTCCCGGAGGAGCTGCGCTCTTGACTGCTTTGTAAAGATCAGCATCAGTCGGAGTTTCCACCAGACCGAGTTCAGACAAACCTTTCTTACCCAATTGATAACCGGCTTTACCAAGGCTTGTTGCGTAGCTTACGCCCGGAGCACCAAAGTCTAAGATAGAGCCATAACGAATAGACTTCGCGGTGTCCCGTCCTGTTGCCTCTGGAAGTGCTCCATAGTACCCTACGTTAGCAGCCTTATCCGAACCGAATATGTCAGCCCCATGCTCAAGATTAACTTGAGACGATGTAGCCAGTTCTGTGTTGTACGTCTCGTTAATCCATTTAACGATATTATCGTAATCTTGGACTCCCGGCATACCAGACCAGCCTGTAAAGGCTGTAGTAGCCCCAACAAGAGCCGCCAAAGGAACCACAGTTCCGGTAACAAAGTTCTTAGCTGCTCCATGAGAACCAAGACTTGTAGCAAGAGCACCCACCTGAGCTTTAGCATTCCACATCCAAGTAGAGAATGGGGAGATAGCAGTACCAACCAAAGGAGATTGTTCACGAATGAACTCAATCTTACCTTCTTTGGTGTAGTCTCCCATGATGGTGTTAGCAAACTCAACACTAGCCTTCTTAGCCGCCATGTCGGAGAAACCAAGACGACGGAACGCATTATAGCCCGCCAAGAAGGTCATAGAACGTGGGTACTGCTCACTCGCCACAGTTAAACCTTCCAGCTTAATAGCACGCTTTGCACGGCCCTTAGAATCCAAATGCTCATGGCTGAACATAGAATCCAAATGACCGTGTTGCTTTGCCCATGCCAGTGCAGATTTACCAGACTCAGACTTAAGCTTCTCAGGGGCCATAACATCCCACACACCCTTGGCAAAAGCTTCTCCAATAACAGCAGGAGTTTTACCAGTGTGTTTGAGTTGCTCAATGAATCCGGATGGTGCCTCATTCTTAGCCAACGCACGGGAGATTTGACTCACCACGTTAATTGGACTAGTCATGAATTGCGCGAACTGGGAGGCAGTCAAAGCAGAGTTAAGAACTGGATGCAGAAGCAAGTTGGTAGCCGTACGATTGAGATTGTGCATGCGAGACACCAAGGCTCGGCGTGTCAACCAAGACACAGGAGCATGGCCCTCAATAGCCGAATTACGATCTAACAACTTGGCGACAGAATCAGCAGCATCCTCGATAAACGTGGACTTGCTTGAATCAAACACAGGGTCTGTGTACAAGGAAGTTTGCTTATCCATTACTCGCTTGGTTTCAGACCACGCCCCGGTATGGGCGAAACCGTTATCCTCTGCTGCTTTTTGATAGGCTTCCTTCAATCCGGTTGCTTTACGATCCAACAGGTAGTTAGACATGTCAGTAGCGTATTTAACTGGGCTGTCGGTAACAAATCGAACTTCTTCTTTTTGTTTACGGGCAAGAGCCTTTGAAGCATTAAGATCATACCCCTGCTCCCCGGTATAGTGCCCTGCACCTGTGCGTCGTTCTTTACCGGCAAAGAATGCCTCATCCATACTCTTACGCATAGAATCAAGCATAGTAGTAAAGCCAGAAGGAGACGTTCCGTGGAAGGTTTCAGAACGAGAGCGGAGAGCATCCATCAAGTCCTTGAAATCATTTCCACCACGCTGTTTACGTCCGTAGTCAATGTGATGTGTGGAGCGATCTACGCTAGGACTAATATCCCGTGTAGCTTTCTTGGCATCCGCAAGGGTTTGGAACGGAAAGATTTCTTTTTGGCCGTTACGCTTGTCCGTGATCTCAACAAAGAAGTCTCCCATATGACGATGTGGAAAATAGTTAGGAATAACGGCAATTGGTTTTTCTCCCAACATCTTAGCTTCCGCGTTATACTTCTCCAAAGACTTCTGATAAATATCCGAACCCTCAACAAGAGCTTTAGCAACACGATCAGAAGCTCCACGCTCACGCCACTCTTCGTAGTTAAAGAAGTTACGTCCCTCAGCCTTCATAGCCGGAGTAGTCTCTCCTTCATACTTGGTAGTGTAGTGGGCTTGCTCACGGCGCTCCATGCCATCCAATGAATCCAAATACTGAGTGGGCTTAACAAGGACACCTTCTTCATTACGCTTTGGTTCTACGATATCCTTAAGCCATGCATTACGTTCATCACGTAAGTGATTCAGGTTATCAAAAGTAGAGCGAAGAATTGGGTGCTCATTCCAAGTATCACGTTTAGCCCAGTTAGGAGAAATAGAGCGAACCAACTCGGCTGGCGGAGGTTTAAGATTAGTAGCAGTAACACCCATAGTCTCCACCACTTTCTGAGGAGACATAACCATTGGCAAGTCCTTCTTGGTTTGGAAGTCCTCTTTAGTAGGACCTGCCAAATTATAAGTACCATCCAAGTTTTGAGTACCACGGCCTTGAATATCCTCGGCAGCGCGGTCTAGCTGATAGCTAACATAATCAGGAGTACTTAGGTCCAAAGGAATCTGGCTTTGCTTACGTCCCGGAAGATCAATGGGCTCTTCACGAGCAGCATTAATACGTCGCTCCATACGTTGTTGAGCCAACTGTTCTGGAGTAGGTGGTGCGTAAGGTTCCGGACTTGCTTCTTCCCTTGCGGTGCGAACCAAATCATCTAATGGATTCAGAAACAGATTATTCTGCTCCATTGTACGAGTATCCATCTCTGGAACAACCTCGTCCAAGCGGGGTGTTTGGTTAGGATAGGCTGGATTTTCTTGGTCCAACTTACCTTCAAACAATTGCAATTGGTCTGGAGTAATCTCCGGGCGATTAGCCTCAGTTTTAGCCACGGCATCGTCAAACTGACCAAATGCTTTTTGAGCATTCTGAAAGTCTGGCTGAACCAAATCCATACGAGCCTGATTAGCTAAGTCTTGAATGGCCGGAATAGTTTCAGTATTCTTGATTAACCCTGCGCCCGGTTGAATTGGACCTGCTTGCGGGGCTTCTCCAAGATCAAGTTCTCCCTGAAACTCTTGAAGCTTCGGTGTAGTAACTACATCTGGGGCCGCCTTTGGAACTTCTGGAGTAGGCACACTTCGTTCAGCAAGTGCCTTACTACCTTTATGAAGACCGTAAGGAAGTGCAGCCATAGATACGTCTTTGACGACGTCTTGTACAAAACCGGGAGTAGGGGCCACCGTATGGGCAATAACTTCCGCAGGCTTACCAATAACCGTATCAAGAGCACCAGTAAAAGGCTCTGCATTTTCAATAGCAAGGCCGGACTTCTGAAGTTGTTTGTCCAGACTCAGCTTACCCATGATCTCGTCTTTGACCTTCTTAGCTACGTCAAGGTCGCCAGAAATAAGTCCGGCTGCTCCGCCACCAAGATAACCGGCAGCCATAGAACCTACGCTACCCGCTAAATCGACAATTTTCGCCCCAGACGAGGCAGCCATTTTTGCTGCTGTGCCCGGATTGTCCCAAATATCTTTGAGGCCAGCACCAATGTCGTCAAGCATACTAGTAGACTTGGGAGCAAGTGCTGGAACTGGTGTACTTGCAACTGAAGTTGCTGGTTGGTCAAGCACAATTGGTTGCTCAGGAGTTTCTGGCTTGTCCAGCTCTCCAGTGAATTCTTGTAGTCCATTATCAGAATCTAGTTGTCCCTCAAATGGGACCAGACCTCCTTTCGGAGCTGCTCGATTCAAATAATTACGGGTTTCTGCATAAGGAGCATCAAGCCCTGCCAATATGGCCTCTCCAGCTTTTACACCACCATTGTAGTGGGCCAGCATGGCTGCCTTATTTGTTTTATATTTGGGGTATAGCTCTGTCTTAAGGAAGTCGCCAGCCGCGTCAATAGACGCATATGGATCATCAGGATGGCCTTTACCGTATGCCTTCCAAGTGCCGGGCATCAGTTGCATGACGCCACGGGCACCTTTTGGAGACACTGCTGTAGGATTAGAACGCTCCCCTTGATTTTTAATTGTAACTAGGATATCTGGGTCCAAGCCACGTTTGACAGCGGCTTCGCGCGCGTAGGCGTCTAGTCGTGGATCATTATAGCTGGTTGGGTCCAGTTCACCATCAAATTCTTGGAGAGCCATTTTGTTTCCTTATTGTTGTAGTTTGTATCGTTTCCCGTTAAGCTCGTAAACCGGAACACCGCCTGCTGTTCCAACCATCTTAGCGCCCGGAGGAAGCTTGGGAGCAGTGGCCGTTGGTGCCGCTGCCGGAGCTTGTGGGGCACTAGGACCTGTTGGGAAGTTAGCCGCCGGATTTTGCTGTGGTTGCGGAACAGTGTTAGGAAGTCCCGGGAGAACCGATTGACCAACCGAGGCGTCTTGGAACAGTTTCATGAGTTGCGGATTCTGTGTAACAGATTGCGCCACATCAATAGATTGTTGCAAAAGATCACGATTCTCTTGACTCGGGTCTGACTGGAATTGCTGCATACGAGAGGCCACAAGTTGCTGAGGACTCTTTGCCTTGGTTTCTTGAAGCTGTACACGCAGGGCATTAGCAGCTTGTGCACGTTTCTCAGCAGACTGATTGTTAAGATCAGCAACTTCAAGACGACTACCCGCGTTAATTCCTGCAACATCCCTACGAGCGTTTGCTCCAACAGTGGCAGCATTAACTGCGTTATTGCCCTTGATATTCAACATACCGGCATTCTTTATATAGTCCGAACTAAGTTGAACCATGTTTGTACCAATTGCTTTAACAGCCTCTGGTAGCTTCTCAGGATCAGTAGCCAAAATACCCTTCATTAAGGGGCTATCTGGTGGCATGTTAAATTTGCTAGCAAATTGAGCAACAGCGGCTGCACGGGCAGGGGCCGGAATTGAGTCAAGCATTGCCCCAAACTGCGCGATTTGTCCACCCATGTTAGTAGTCATTTTGGCATCGTTGTCAGACATTTTTGACAAAGTTTGTGACTTGATCATGTCTATTGCTTGCGGCAATGTTTGTTGATCTACCTGACCTTTAGCTGCCAAAGACTGAGATTGTCCAACAATTCCCGGAAGCTGTGCGGAAAGTTGTTGATTTTGTAAGTCACCTGTTTGCAGTTTTTGAGCATTCATCTGCCCAAGTTGAAAACTATCTAGGGCATTACCTACTGTATATGGACTATCCGCCATTAGAACATTCCTCCTGCAAAGTTAAACAACGATCCCAGACCATTGAATTTATTTTGGTTTCTAGCATTCATTGTCGACAAGTATTGTGGACTTGTCAAAGCTTGTGTACGTTGCGTCGCTACTTGTTGCGCAAAGTTACCTGCGTTGGTCAAAGACTGACTACGGCGGCCAGCCGCAGCATTTTGCCGATCCAACTTTTGTTGAAGCAAGTTGTACTCTGCACTACCGGGAGCATACATATTGTTTAGACTATTCAGAGTTTGATTATAGCCCTTTGCTGCCTGATTGCGTGCGTACATGTCATACAGTCCACCAGCGGCTTTTAGTCCTGTTTTGGCATTAAAACCAATACCAGTGCTATCCCACAAATTTCCCAAACCATTTTTTACAGTTTGAAGGTCTTTTTCCCAAGGAGTAACAACATCAGCACCTGCATTGGGGATAGGAGTAGTTCCTAAGTTTGAGAACCCACCAGTAACATCGGAACCATTAAATCCAAGTGAATCACCAGAGTTCAGATTATACATTCCGCTTCCTAGCTGCGGTGACGAGGTTCCAGTATAGTTCAGTGGAGAATTAGTTTGGAATCCTTCCATGCCACCACCAGCCATGCCTTCCCCGGAGGGAATAGAAGACGGTGTAGCTATAGAATTTCCATCGTTCATTCCAAATCCTGCTCCTGAATCAAAGGCCCCTGTGGCAGAATTTCCTGCGCTACCTGTTCCCTGAGAGGCTAGTGAACTATAATCATTAGCTCCACCTGCATTCATCATAGAGCTAAGATCAGTACCACTTCCAGCTGCTCCAGAACTAATTGAACCTTCCAAACCAGACATACCACCTAAAGATGATTCTAGTCCGGGAGTAGCAGAACTACCAAGACCAGTAGTGGCTCCGTCTGTTAAACCACTTCCAAAACTTTGGCTTGCGCCCTCACTCAAACCGCTACCAGTTGCTGAACCGGCTCCTTCTCCAATACCAGAAGCTGTGGCGCTACCAATTGCAGAACTAATTCCGGAAGCAACACCAGCACCAATAAGGCCCATTCCAAATTGTTCTCCCCAAGAGCCGCCATTCATTGCTGTTCCTACGGTAGCAGCGGCTGCGGCACCAATGACAGCAGCACCCAGAGCACTAATGCCAAGAGCAGTTGCTGCTGATCCGGCCCCGTAAGCAACGGCCATAACTACAAGACTTGATGGCATATAATTATTCCATATAATAAGTTGATTCTGTGGGAACTAACCCACGTTTTTTTAAAGTCTCCGGGCGAACGTCACTATGACTTAATAGATGTAGAATAGGCTTAAGTTTTGCTTTTTCTGATTCAGCTAAAAAGTACGACAATAATAGTGCACCTGCTCTTGTTTGCCTTGCATCTTTATTTACCCACCAAAAACATTCTTCAATCTGTAATTTTCTAATGTCCCACATGTTTGGAGAAATGTAAGCCCCGAGTGCTCCTACAATCTCGCCATCCTTTTTTACAAGAATAAAAAAGTGTTTCATGATATCTAAAAGACGATAAATCATAGATTCCTCGTGCCATTCAGAATATGGGTTATTTAAGTACTCAATAAATTCTTTTGCCATTCCAAGTAAAACAGGAAGATCGGCCTCTGTTGCATGTGAAATAGAGTATGTCATATTAAGTTAAGGTTACAGATTTTAATGTGCCCCCATCATTACCCCATAATTTAAGTAGGCCAGAGGTTGTGTTTTTATATACGGCAAATTTACCGGAGGTAATATCGGTTGTTGTCGGATCAGATGACTTTGTAAAAAACGTAGTTGTCACCGTATTTCCGATAAGATTTTGTAATGCTGTATGTTCAGAGTTAGTAAAATGATACCGCTCTGTTACGTTGCCACCTTGAATACTAGATAAGGAATTATGAGCACCGATACCAATACTTGCATACTGAGCAGCAGTTAGATGATAGTACTCATTAGTTGTTCCGCCCTGAATACTAGTTAGCAAGTTATGTCGCTTGTCCTGAATATCTGCGATACTGGAACCAGCCTTATTAACAACACTCCAATCAATAGAGCCAGTCTTATTAAGCTGGTCATTTAATTTATTATACCAGTCAATCCAAGCAAAATCTCCAGAAGCGGCTTTGGTTGGTGGTGGTGGAAGTCCTCCGGCCATTATGTTCCTCCTACGTTAATATCTACTTCAATTGCTTCCAAACGTAGCAAATATGGTTGAGCAAAAGTAAACTTAAAGGCACGCCTACGGAAAGTACCTAACCTTGTTATAGCGGGCATAACACCATTTAGATTTAATGTTCGTATTGGAGACCACGTATTATAGTCATCATCAGACCATTGTACAGAAATTGGGCAATTGGTATTATTATTAGGGCTATCCCCAACCAAAGATAAACGATACATAAACTTTCTATTAATGGTCTCAAAATCCAATTTAACAGTAGTTGCAGTACAAATAATATCTAGCGTAGTAGAAACATCAGGCTCATCTACATACTGTTCTTCCAGCATTCTCAAAACAGCGCCTGTTAGACCGTGCAATAAGTATGGATAACCTTGCTTACTATCGGTAGCAAAAGGAACAAAGAACGGATTCTCTGGGGTTCCAAAAAACCACTCACTCCACATTTTCTCATCAAAGTCGTATACCAAATTTCTGCGAGAAATTGCTAACGTTAGAATATAAAACTTGTGCCCGGAAATACGCAAGCACATTGCTGTAGCATTTGCAATTTCATCAAACTCTGCATCTAGAGCTTCTTTGATGGGCTCGATAGAAACATCAGTTGCTTTAAAACCATCAATAACCCAAACAACATTACCACCATTACCAGAATCTCCAACAAGAATGACCTCGTTGTCTGTTTGTACAACAGTGAATGCGGCCTTACTTCCGAATTGCTGAACAGCAGAATCATTTCGAGCCAGAGGAGAGCCGGTAGTAAGCGCGGCGTCGTAGAAGTACTCGACGGCCTCAGTCCCAACGGCGTAAATATAGTTGTTGTTTTTGCTTAATGCCGTGATTTTATCTGGAAACATCTCAGCACTAATGAAGTTGGCTGAGTCCCAAGATAGAGGATCATCTAAATCAGAATTATAAATGTCGGCAGTGCCGTCTCTACAAACAAATAAGTAGCCATCCAAAGCTACTGGTGTACGAACATGCGGAGTTGGAAAATCTGGGTCAGAGATTTGGGTAATAGTCCCGTCATCTTTAATAACCCAGCCAACTGCTCCATCGAGCATGATCAATGCATTATAAGCACCATTATATTCACACCAACCTACCGGACCGGTAGAAGTCCCAACAGTATTAATAAGAGTACCGTTAGCATAAAAGCGGTTATCAATTACCGTATAAATAGTACCATTGTAATAATAAATGCCGCGTGCAACGCCGGGAATAATTGTAGTAACATAATCTAATCCCGGACGCTTTTTTAAGTAGTACTTTTTACCGTCTGTTATTGGGGATTTAATTAATTCTGGATAGAGATTAACAAACCGTTGATCTTTTGTTGGACTAGGACTACGCTGTTGGGGTGAACCAACTAAAGTTAATCTCTGCGTTTTATAAGTGGAGACTTGGGGAGTATTTGTATAAGCCATTAGTATCCATATCCTAAATAAGTCCAGTTTGGTTGAATACTGAAACTACCTTCTTCCGTTCCAAAGGAAAGAGCCTTATCCAAGTGATAAGTTGCTTCTTTTGAAATCAGTTGTCGGTCAGGAATCGGCACTCCAAATTCAGGTGCCAATCTCCAAGCCAACCCGTAAATTAGGGCTTCTGACCAATAAGAAGGAAAATCTGGAGTATCAGTAGCAGCTACAAAATCTTCAAATGGACGTTGGTAAACAATTCTAATTTGCCGGTATTGAATGGAATACGGATCGGGCGTAGGCCAGATATTAATCACACCGGTCGGGAGCAAAGGCTCATACATCAGGTGAATTGGATATCCAGCAGAATCTTGGGTTGTCAGTAAATTATAATCATAATGCGTATAAATATTCATGGGTAGAATATTTTGAGCATCTGTGTTTGTATCCAGTAATGTGGCCTGAATAATTTTTAGTGGGGCCGGGGTATTGATTGTCTGACCAAGCCCGATATTATATTTGCGAGTAGCAGTTAAAGGAAAAATAGTTTCCTTAATTGCCCAGAGTGGCATCCCCTCTTCTTGAAATGCCTTGAGCATTGCATTTAAGGCAATAGTCGCATCAATAATATTCTGTGCGGTGGCTGCCTGCCCTTCACTAACAGCCCCAACTTTACGTAGGGCTGCGTTAATAATTTGGTCTCTGTTTAATTCAAAGGTTGTTACTCCGCTGGTACTCATAATAGTTCCTACAAAATGTCTTTAACGTCTTTGGCAACCTGAATGGGGTCTTTAGAAAACTTCTCACGAAGAACAGCAAGTGCTCCAAAAATACCCCAAGAAACAGCACCCAATAGGCCATGAATTGCAACGATTGCTTCAAGAGACCCAACTGCCCAAACTTGCCAATTCATGAACCACTGAACAGCTAAACCACCAAATAAAAAAGAACATCCTAAAGCAGTGGCTGCCTGATAAAACATTTCTTTTCTACTCTTTGGTGGACGCGTTGCGGCCATGATTCCTGCACCAATTAATGCAGAGCCGAATCCAAGAAGTTTGATTAGGCCCACCTTATAAATTAGAGCGCCCAGTGCGCCTCCGGATTCGACTGACATTTTTAATCCTTAACTAAAATTAACACGCATAAACTCATCTGCAATGGCATAGTGACCATTGCGGCTAAAGTGAACAGTATCATTGGGGTCTGCAAACCAGTCACCTTGTCCAAACAAACCGTTACCTAATTGATAATGTTGCTGAAAAATCTTTGAGGCGTCAACACATTTAAATCCGCCCCTATATGCTGCCAATCTTGCTAGAGAAGCATATCCGGCAATTCCCAGATTTAGATAGTTACCGTACCATGCAGGAGTAATGACTGTTACATCTGCTCCATAAGTTTGTTTAGCGGTATTTCCTAAAAAGACAAGATTGGAAATGTAGTTATTGTTATCATAACTTTGCAAGAAATCATTTGTTCCAAAAAACATGGAAAACAAATGAATTGGGGTTTCACTAAAAATACGATCAAATCTAGGAGAACTAATGGCCTGCAAAGAAGTTGAGCCGGGAACACCGTCACGAATAATTGTGATGGTTGGTCCTCCAGTACCAGTTTGAATACAAGATGCTGGTGGCAATGGTTGAGTAAGATCAAAACTACGCATCTCAATCATAACTTTTGCTGTTGGATATTTTATACCTAGAAGTTCTGCTACCCGATATGGATACCCATAACTTTCTTCTGGGGTAAGACTATCTCCAACAATCAAAATAGTTGTGTTCAGTCCGGCTTCAATTCGTTCTTTTGGGGTCATGAGTTCCTTTATTTTTTAATATAAACGTTAATTTGGCATCCTTCCGCGCGAGGAGCGCCCAGCCATGTAGTAGTTCCTGCTGTCGGTTTTCCGATGCCGGTCACGTAATGGTAGCCTTCTGCAAGTCCAATTTTAGTAACACCTGTTGAAACTGGACACGCTGCCGATGCAGCAGCTGATTGCGCCAAGTTAAGTCCGGCTTCTGGATTATTTGTTACATCAAATCCTAAACCCGTATAACTAGAGTTTGTAGCTCCATTGTTATACACAGAACCACTGATAAAGGCGTTTACAACTTCGTTTACCCAGTTCAAAAATTCCACTCTAAGTGACGTCGCAATTTCGGCATAGGCTGCGGAAGCGTAAGATGTATCTGTACTCAAGATGCCATTAAGACCCACACCGGGATCGTTAAACCAACTACGGACAAAGCGTTGTGTAGCGGTATCAGCAAAAGCTGGACCTGTGATAGGTCGAACCATGCCAACCAAGCTACGAGTAGAATCTCCTGTTTTAATTTCCACACCGGTACTAGTATCTTGAGAATGTCCGGTTGTGGAAGCTTCCAGAGTCATTGTGGTCCCATTCATATAGGCATAAATATAGTATAAAGTACCTACAGTAAGGCCGGTTGGTGCGAGGCTGACACCTGCCGATGGAATAGATTGTGGGGCACCTGCAATGATAATGTTGTTTCCGTTATATGGAGTCAGTACAATGTTAGACCCACTCTTAATTAATCGAGCTTGCCCATAAGTCGCTAATTGTGCTGTAAGAGCCAAAAACATTGCATAGATATTATCGAATGCTTGCTTTGTTGGTCGCAGCTCAAAAACGCTACCAGTAGGAAAACCACTTGCGGATGTTCCTTCTTGGCCTCGAATTACTGTTACGGTATCACCAGAACGGGCAGTAACTTTTACAATTTCCAAAAGACCCGTTCCGGTGTCTTTAAGAGTTGCAACAAAAAACTGTGTTCCAGTAATAGCCGGAAAAAGAATCCCTTGTCCAGCCGAAAGGGTAATAGAGGTACTTCCTGCACTAATACTTGATGCCAAAACTCCAGAGGCATTATTAGTAAATTGTTGTAGTTGTGGCATAATTAATTAAATGTAATGGTCCAAGTGATTTGCAGAGTATCCCCGGATGCTTTCACAACGTTAATACTAGTGCTACGAGACAGCATAGTTCCAGCAACGTGTGCAGAAAACAAGCCTGTTTCTTGAATGGTTCCCGTGCCTATACCAATTCCAAAATTAGCAATGTAAGTAACAACGTTACTCACTGGAGTAGTGCTTGTAAAAGGAACTCGGGCTAACTCAGAGACTAGGGCTGTATCAGTGACAGCAGGGGCAGTCGAAGACGATCCAATAGCCATTTCTGTCATAATAGTGGAACTAGTTCCTGCGAGAAGACTTGCTAGAAGTGCTTTGCCCACCGTTACTATTAGATTTGGTCCCGTCTTACTTTCTTTAACATTACCGAATTCATCACGAAGTACCCATGACAATTGTCCAGTAACTACTTGGTTATCATTTACCATTATAGTGTCCTATTATTTAAAACATCTCCATCCAAAACAAATTGTGTTGGTAGAGAATAAGTTAGTGTTTCTGTAATTACTTCATTGTCATTAATACCTTTTCCAGATAGAATGACTAAGTTCTCAGATAATGTGGTGGCATCGCTAACAGGTTTATTTGGTCTAGATGATATGCTATCGCTAACAGTAATTGTTTCATCACTAAGACCCGAAGGAATACCGTTACCTCCAAGAGCATCACCATTTAAAGCAAAGGTATTTAGCGGCCTATTTAGTGGAATTAATGGTTCAAAATAATCATCAATTGCTGGAATGCGCCGTACATACTGACTAACTTTGTTTAAAGATTCAAGAAGTTCGATTTCATCTTTAATATGAATAACAGTATTTATAGAAACAAACACATCTGCTTCTGGCCTTGTAAATGGCACAGATACACGTTCATCTCTAACTCTAATAAAATCTTGGGGATGGCGGGGTTCATAACATGATCTACATGTCATGGCCCCATCCCAACGTCGTACAATATCCACGGACTTAAAACGGAAGCCGCAAACATCGCAAACAACATTCCAGCTACCATTTAAAAAGTACGTCTTCATAATACTAACGCCCTTCTACAATAAGTTTTACAGTAGCACCATTGGCCTGTGCTTGACCTAAAAGTCCAGTTAAGATATTAGCAGTAGTTAACTTATTAGCAGTGGCCGTGATGGTTTTGTTTGAATTACTAAATGCCCAACCAATTTGATATGAAGCCAAAGGATCATTAACAATTAATTGCACACTGTCATCATAAACTTCTGTAAATAAAGCAGCTCCTGTTGAGGTGCCATCTACAGTAAGATGAAATGTGGCTATACCACTTGCAACAGTAGCATTTTTATAAATCCTAAAAGAGCCGGTCTTTTCTGTAGTTCCTACAATTGCTCGACCAAGTGTAGGCTTATTTAACACCTGTGCTACACCAGAACCAGCATTCCAATCCGCATTTACTTGCGCTGCTGGAATAGATGGGAATGAAGCAAGGCTGCCATCTCCCCGCATGTACTGTGCTGTTGTTCCTGTAGGAATATTAAGTTTACCACTCAAACCGGTAGAAACCGAGGAAGCACTTGCATAACTAGCCAAAATAGAAGCCAGTGATACTGTGGTAACATAATTGGCAAGAGTACCGGATAAGCCCGCTGAATTTAGATATCCTGCGTCATTCGTAAAAGAAGACACATTAGTGGGTTTATTCAAAATAGCCGTAACACCGGAGTTAGCACTCCAATCTGCATTCATTTGAATTGCAGCAGGAGGGTCTATTTTTTGCCAACGGCCTGTGGTCGCAAAAGCTGGAAAATTTGGTAAAATATATTCTGCGTCATCTGGAGTATCAGTAGATGTAGAATTCCATACATAGATTGCTTCTGCATCTTCAACGGGAAAGTTCGGACCTAATAGAATAACTAACGTCCCATTTGTAGGGTACTCTGCTTTTAAGGCTGCAAGGTCTGATACACCATATACATAGGAATAAACCATTAAACCGATTCCCCGGTTGTAGCGTAAAGTGTTCCTCCTGCGCTAGCCGAGATTACTGCAATATTGGTCATGTCATTTGGGAGCAGAAATACTTTTTCACTATTAGGAAGCAAAGGAGTATCCGTGAGTGCCGCGGTCACAGTGCTATCTTTTCCTAATTTAAAAAAAGCAACGGTGCTACCCACATTAACAAGGCGAATAGACTGTGTTCCAACACCTGCATTAGTAATGGCAGTTTGTGCAGAAGCAACGTTAACAGCTACACTAACTGTTGGCCCTTTTGCATAAAAGGGGCGAATATACATCATCATAGGTTTCTCCAAAAAGGAAGGGGGCGAACCCCCAACCTATTAACGTACAAAATTAACTTCAAAATTCCAAGGTCCGCCCGCACTGGAAGCAGTTCCGGTTTCTGCATAAACCGCAGAAATAATAATATCTCCATTAATCGGAATATTTTCCAAATTAGGGAGGGCAGACATTTGAACAGCCCCAGTAGTTGCACCATTAGTCAAAAGATTGACTGTACCTGTGGAAAATACACCACCGTTATTTGATGCAGTAATAGTAACTGTTGCAGTAGTACCTGCATTAGAATTAGTAGATGCAAAAATAGTAATACCAGTTAGACTTGCATCTCCCGGCAATACAATTTTTGGGGTATTAGCTGTCAGTGTCCGCGTAACCTGAAAAAATACAGCGCGGCGGTCTTTATTTACTGGGATTGTTGCAGTTGGTCCAGTAGGTGACAGAATATTTAGATCAGTGGCTTTAATGCCCATTATAAATCCTCAAATAAAAAGAGGGAGCAACCGTAGCAAAGCTTTGGCAACTCCCTCTTGGGTTACAACTTAGGCACCAACGGAACCGTAGATACCGCGTGGGTCAGTCCAGCCGAACGAGTAACGTCCTTGAGCCTTGAACTTAGCGTTCGAGGTATCAAAGTCATTATCCATATCGAAGGAATCAGCCTGACGCTCAAAGTACTTCATGCCGTTCTTAACATCAGTACGAATGAACCAAGCATCTGGGTCAGTCAAGTAGTGGTTAACAACCATACCACCCTTAAACTTGCCCATACTCTTCAATGCATTGATATCATTGTTATCTGTTGCCACACGACCTGTGGAATTCAGGATACGTTGGGCTTCAAACTCCAGTTGTGGAGGAAGAATCAACTTATCCGGACGGACTGCAATACGCAGACCACGGTCATTTGTAAACAGAGAAATATCAATATAGGCTTGTTCCAAAGCAGCTTCGGACAAGTCAGCGGCTGTAGCCAGCGTATTACTCCAAGTACCACCTGCCAGATTTGGATGCGAAGTACTCAGAAGAGTTGCACCATCACCGCCAAGATAAGAACCATTAGTAGCACGATTGTAGACGTTAGCACCGACAATTTCCTTAGTTTGACGAGCCGAGAAAGCCAATTCCTGCGCACGACGGGGAGCAACTACATCGTATTGATCATCGTCAAAGATTTCCTTGGTGATGATGAATCCCAGAGCATACACGATGTGTGTATAACGGGTGATGAAAGCTTGACGCTCACTGTCGTACTGAATTGGAGAACCTTCTGGCTTTACCGCAAACAGGCCAAAGCTGGAGATACCAACATCTTCTTCATACGCTTTACGCGAGGTAAATTTGTCGAAGAGTTCTGTATATTCTACAGGATACTCATCGTAGGCCTTACCATACCATGCATTTACTCCGGGCCATAGGGCCTTGGCAAAGCTAGAACTATTAATAACACTCATTTATCATCTCCTAATATTAAGCGATACCCAGAGTACCAGTACCAGTAGACAATTGATGGTTATTAATCTTGACAAGAACTTTCGCTCCAGCCGAGGTTACATCATTATCAACCTTCTGTACAAAATCAAGGATTTTGTAGGTCAGTGTAGCAGTTGTGGCTTTGGTAGAACCGTCCAGTGTTTCGCCAGACATACCAGTAGTTGTAGAACCACCAGCATCAGCGAAATTGGCATTCAAACCAACATCAGTATTTGCTACAGTGCCAGATACTTGCACTTCATAATAAGTATTTGGGTCATCGCACACCAGCACATACATACCACCGTCAACGACGTTAGCATTAGCGGGACGATATTGTGGAGTATTAAGGTTAAGTGGATTTACCGAAAAGCCGACAACGTGACCAACAATTGCGTCACCCACGGCTGCTTTAGTCACACCACGTACACCATTTGCACTTGCTGTACCAGAGATTTTAACAGCATCGCCGTTAAAAACTGCGGTGGAGTCTGCTGTAGGGATAAAGTACTGTGTACCTTGTCCGTTCCAAGCAGCTCCATTTAGAGAGCGCACGGGACGAAACCCGTTAACGCGACTTACATTTGCCATAATTAATTTCCATCAAAGTTTACCAACACCCAGATGGAAATAGTCATTAAGATCGTTTGATTTTATTTTGACCATACATTCCAGAAAGGGCATCAGCGGGTTTAGAGATGCTTTCTTCAGAGGCATCCACATCCCGTTGTTTGGCGAGTTGGTCTTCTTCGTACCATTCTTTCTTGATACGCATCACGACACCTTTACGTCCCCCACCAACTGAAATAATTGAGCCTTTACCTTCACGGGAAGGATTATCCACTCGTTTATCTCCAACGGTATTTTCTGCGATTTCATAACCAGCCTCAAGGAAGCGGTGTACTCGGTCGCCATCATCCACATCATTCACAACACGATATACGTAACCTTCATCCTTGTTATTAACAGTGAGAATGTTTCGTGTACCAATTGGTGTGCGTGTAGCACGCCCCCTAGGGGCCTTAGCAATAGCTTCTTTAGTATCGTTACTCATTAGTTCGCTTCCTTAATTTTTTTCAAATCTGCGATGTACTTCTCTTCGGTGATGATACCTGTACGAACAATAGCACGCATGGCTGTACGTTCATCGTCAGTCAAGTCATACTTTTGTTTACCTACAGGAGCGGCACCTTTCCCGCGTGGGGCTTCTACAGCCGACGCCTTAGCACGATTTGGATTCTCAAAAGAATCCGGGAATCGCTTACGAATTGTTTTTTCCACTTCCGACAAGACTGCGGAAGGGGTCATACCTTCTGAGGCTAGCTTTGCTCCGAGAGCGTCAGCAGCGGCCTTCATGACGATATCATTTACGTACCAGTTATTTCGGTTAACCCACGAAGAGAATTCTGGGTTAATGACCTCAGACTCTTTCATGGCTTCTGCAACTTTGGTATTAACACTATGAGTTTGTTGAGCGCGCATCGCGTCAATCTTATCATCAATATCAATAACCGCATCTGCATCATTTTCAAGCAGGGCTTCCTTCTTCAACTGCCGAAGTTCTGCCATTGCTCGTTTATAACCTGCCTCTTCTACCTTGGCATTATGAGATGCCATGACAGTCAAGCCTTCACGAAGCTTTTTCAACTCCTTTTTCTGAGCTTCAATATGCTCAAAAAGAGGTGCACGGGCGACAAAGATATCAGCAGAAACCCACTTATGTGGATCACCGTTATATTCATCTTTAGGACGCCAGCCCTGTTCAATTGCTTGTTGCTCAATCTCCGTGTACTCTGGAGTTTTTGTATCCTCTGTGGGAGTATTTTGGTCTACGTTTTGATCTTGGTCAGCCATCTTAAGCCTCTACTTTTGTTAGTTTACAAACTACATCTTCATCATTAATCACTAAGTATTCAACCTCATCAACATCTTTGATTTTCTTACCAGCATACCTAGCATATGCGATATAATCACCTACTTGAACAACATCTACTGCTCCAAAGTCTTTAAAGGCAGTGGGGCCAATGGCCATCACGACACCTCGATCAACTCCGTTACGTTCCATCTTAGCCTCAGCCATTTCTGGAATAGAAATACCGGCAGCTTGCGCTTTACGGTACATAGGATCAATATCCTCTAGTGTATCTGGTTTGATTACGATACGATGAATCACTGGTTCAATCATTAGCTAATTCCTCAATTAAAGTTTCATGGTCCAGGTCTTTCAACAAACGAATACCCGCAATCTTTCCGCGAATGTAGTTGTCTGAATTAGAATCTAGTCCTGCTGACTTACCTAATTCGGCGTAATGTGCCTCAAGTTCATCTCTGAACAAGTCAATAACTGTTTTAGTTACTTTGTTGTTTTTCCAGTCGACGAACTCTTCTTTTGTGATGTAGATTGTGCTAATTTTGCTTTCTCCTCAGAATGTCTCATATTTTGTTGATGCTTTTGCTCACTATGCGAAATATCTTGTTGAGCTTTACTCGCAGCAGTAATTATATCTGCCCGAGACTTGTGCAATGTAGAAACTGCATTAAGTTGGATATCTGCCTCAGCTTGTTGCTGATCCAATTGCATCTTGGCTTGTGCCATTGCTTCTTTTGTTTGTTGATCCCGCTGTGCAATCTCACTCTTCATTTGAAGGGCTTGTGCATCAAGTTGCGCCTTTTGCTGCATTGCTTGACCCTTCATTTGGATTTCAAGCATTTTTGGATCAGGTTGTTGCGGAGGCATCTGGCCTTGTTGAACATCTTGGTGTAGCAACTCGTCAATATTAGGTTGCTCTTGTGCTTCAAGAATGCGTTTGACAACTGCAATAGGGTCTAAGAGTCCTGTGGGCAGTAGCTCCATAAGGCCTTGAGCCTTTACTAGCTTTTCAGTTTGGGACACTGCGGTTGGGTCTGCTCCCGGACAAATATCATAGTCATCGGAGTTAAAGTCTTCTGGGCTTACTGGGCCATCCAAAACACGAGCATATGTATTTGGATTAAGATAAACCTCATTTAGACGATATAGTTTTTTAAATTCTTCTTGTAAAGCGCGATAAATACGTTTGTAAACAGCCGTAAAAACCTTCATACCTTGCTCAATGGTTGCCATGGTAGTGGTAGCCGGAGTATTTTGTCCCGGCATTTTACCAACCATAATTTCAGCAACAGAGGCCAATTCTTTGCCTGATGTAATCAAGGTTCCCATAAGCTGAAACAAAACAGCCGAGGGCTCTTTTGTAGGTAGTGGGAAAATCTGCTTTTTGATATCATCACCAGTAGCATTAACTGCCTTCCACTCTCCGGGTTGGAATTTAGTCTCTCCCATTTTCATGCGAAGACCCTTACCAATAAACCCGCCTTGTAGATTGTTCAAAGTACCTGCATCGACCAATTGATTGATTAAGGTATTTACTGCCTCGTTGATTGGACCTAGCAAAACACCAAACCCAATATCATAAAATCCACCATCTGGATTAGGAATAAAGGAAAACTTGGTATAGTACTGAATGGGATCAACTTTGATTATTTTACCTTCATCATTCTTATGCATACTCTTTTCATCAAATCGTGGGGAAATACGTAAGATTTCTCCGCTATCTCGCAAAAAGGTAACAATGAATGGAAGAGAATATCCTTCTTCTTTCAGGTCTAAGAAAGTGTGCTGCTCAATAACTATGTAAGGAGTAGAGCTATCAGCGGCAGGCTGTCCATGATCAGGAACAAGTTTAGAATCAAAACTTGGTGGGCGAGGTGGAGGAAGTTCAATATCAAGATAAACTCCGGCTAGTTGTTGTTCCTTAATATAGCGGGCATCCATCTCAATAATTTCTGAGATGCGTGCTGCACATTCAAGGTCTTGTGCCCAATAATTGACCACCAAATTTTTAGGATGAATAAGACAAGACTTATTTTCCTTTAGAATAGGGCACCAGTAAGTCTTTTTAAACATTGTCCCAATAATTGGGAGTTGAAGAAGCATCTTATCCATATCTTCTTCCCAACCTCGCATTTCATGCATGAGCTGGTAAGACATATATTTGGATACACGAATTGCTTTTTCCTGCTTAGACCCGTCTGGGTCTTTTCCAATTACTTGGGATTTTACAACTTGACCATCAGATGGTACAAGACTAGGATAGGCACGAGCAGCAAATTGCATGGCTGCTGTAGAAAGGAGTGGGTACTTGATATTAGAAGCGCGAGGCCAAGGATAGGTCTTCATTTCTCGCACTTGTTTAGCAAGTTTGGTCCACTCCTCCATTTCCTCATCCCAATGAGAACGACTTTGAAGATCATCTTCAAAACCGCGTTTGGCCTCTTGGGCAATACCTTTTAGTTGGTCTTCTTCAAGATGCTCCGCATAATTCACTTGATCTAAGACAAAGCGAATACCCGGATGTTCGGAAGTATTATTTGCGTTTTGGTAATCCGCAGAAGTATCTGCATCTGGAGTTTCATCAATAACCGCTGAATTTGCTACGTCCGGCATCTCCTGATTCGCTTCGTTCAAGTTCATCTTGATATTCACTTTCTTGAATTTCTTGTGGGGTTTGTGCTTCGACCATACGGTCGACAGCGACCATCAGGTAACTAGTGGCATCAACTTGGTCGTCATGCTTACCTCTAGGGAATTTGAGAAGTTCGTCTTCTAGGTTAGGCCACCAATCGGCTTCCATATCCCAACGAACGGCTTTAGCCCGAACACGGGCTTGTAGAGGTCTTGCACGGGATACCTTATCAGTGGAAGCCCGGATTAAATGAATTTGGGGATAAATCCCTGTTTTATTCATCTCTTCGTAAAGAGAAGGTAATAGTGTTTTAGCAATCTGACCATCTTCAACAACAAAGGCAACCGGATCATAAAGACGTTGGATTTGAATGAACATATCAACAAGTTCATCTGCTGGAAGACGTTCACGAATGATATCTCGCACTTGGAAAAGGCGGCTATCATCCATGCCACCAATACTAAAAACAGAATAGTCAGCGTGTTGTTTTTCAGAAATAGCTAAATCAACGCCAACGTAGTAATTAAGTTTCTTTTTCTTGTCCTCTTCATTCATTGGAACAAGATCAGCCTTTTTAATGAAAGCTCTAGATTCATCAATTGGAACATTGAGCATTTCACGAGACCAAACGTCTGCTAGACCTTGATCAATGAACGCTTGCCGTTGCTGTTGCAGCCACGCTTTTGGTTTCTTTTCCGGCCATAAAATTTGGCTAAAATCTGCATTATGTGCAGCATACTTAACTGATTTCCAAACTTTCTTTGGGTCTGTAGAATAAGTCTTTAATCCATCGCTCACAGTATATTTACCATGAGACGTGGGCATTAAGTTCTCAAGAAAAGAATCAGCGTGTAGAATCGTACCAACAATACGAACAAGACCAGAATCAGACTTACACGGAAGCAGAGCACCATAAACCCAGTTACGAAACTTGTCGCGGCGCTCCTTATTAAGGACTTGTTCATCTCCCTCAAGGTCGTCTCCCACGATTAAGTCGGGACGCAAAGCACGCCAGCGAAGGCCACGAACCTTTTGTTCAGAGCCTTTTGCTTGAATACGAAACTGCTCTCCGTCATCAAATTCACAAATAATATCGGATTCAGAATCCTTAACTAGTCCTACAACACCAAATAATTGGCGGAGGTCTTCATTCTCAAGCAACTGTTTCTTGATATCACCAAGCTGTGCAATGGATTGTCCTTCGGTTTCGGAGACGATCAAGGCATACTTAGTTTGCCTAAAAAGCATATTGGCAAGTGTGTACACCACCGTAATGGCTGTACTTTTTGCATGGCCTCGTGGAGCGGCAATAGCCACATAAGTGGCTGGAGAACAACACAATTCCCACCACTCCATGTGACACTGTGGAGTAGCGGCTGCACCGTCTAAGTCCTTTTGGATAAGACTGCCAACAAAACCTTTTAACATATCAGCGGTAATTTTGACAGTCATATAGCTCCTTAAGCTTCTTTAATCTTAACAGCAACGCAAACTAGTGCGGGCTGAATATCTGGTAACATAATTTGTTTAGCGGTCTCACAAGCCTCTTTGGTTTCAAATTGAGCTAGTGGAATACCTTGTGTTTGGGAAAGCAATACTGCAAGAATAAATGCAATCATTTTGTAACCTCATTAAGTGTATCAACAAGTGAATTATGTCGATCAGCACAGGCGGTGTACAATTTGTTTAATTCTCGCTTGTTGGCTGCGGCATCTTCCCAAGATGCGCCTTTAGGGAGCTTTGGGGGTTCCGGACACTTCTGCATCGCGGAGGCAGGCAGTGACGGCATCTGCATCTCCGTAATCGTTCCAGTAGCACAACTGCTCAGGAGTAAGACGATTGGAAGTGAGACTAGGAGTTTTGTAAGCATTTACAGCACCTTTATCCGTTTTAGCAAAGGAAGCATCTTTCTGGGCCTTAAGGGCTACAAGCTTACCATCCAGTAAATTATACTTATCTTGGAGGTCTTTAAGCGCCTTGGCAGTTTGTTGCAAATCTGTTATTTGGTTTTTCATCTGGGTATTTTCATCAAGTTTATCCTTGATATAGTATCCTCCAGACGCCAAAAGGAGGGCCAAAGCCCCCCAAGCGATTAGATTCCAGTTCATTTACTAGACCTTAAATGGAGCATTCAGAGGGAGTCGAACCCTTCTCAGCACGCCTTGGAAGGGCGGCGTCACACCTTGTGCTTGAATGCAAATATTGGAGACCACCAAACTCCGGGGCTGCGTTTTTTGTTTCTCCCAAGACTACTATTCCTTCGGTTGGGACGGCAGGGGCGTCTGCCCAGTGGTTTTGAAGACTTTTACTTACCTTGACGTTTAAAGTATTCTACCTGACGAATACGCTTTTCAGCCTGTTTCTTAGTCAAGTTTGGTTTCGAGAGATTCTTCTTTCCCGATTCCGAGGTTACTTTATAACCGGTTGGTGTTTTCTTAATCATTTCATTTTGGCACTTTTCGTGCGGGGATAAGATCGGTTAGCAGAAGCACTACGAACCCGAAGATTGGAAGTAGCGTTAGAACCACCTTTAACAAGAGGTCTCTTATGATCCACATCTTTACCATCTCCTTTAGATACCTTTCCAGCCTTCTCCATCGTCGCCCGCGCTGAGTTGCGCTCGCTCCGATTCTTGATCTGTTCCGGCTTCCCTTGGTAGTTCTCGTATTCCTTCTTGTAGTTCCGTTTCGTCGCCATAAGATTCCTCAATGATTTCTGCATCTTCAACCTCGGGAGCCTTGAAAGCTTCGAGAGTCCTACTTGTTTGGAAGTTTTCGAACGCCGACGCCAGTTTGGCTAGTCGGTCGTTCATTGAAACTTGCTCAGTGATTCGGGTGGGTTTACCACGAAGAACATTGCGTTGGTCCATAAATCCAGTAGTGATCTTTTGCAACGTTTGCGCATTAAGAGCCTTACGAACGAATTTATTTTCCTTAGAATTCCACATCCAATCGCCGTGTTTTACACGATCCTTAAGTTGTGTAACCCCATCCTTGAGGATCTCCGAGAGATCGCCATCAAGCACGTCATCTTCCTCACTGCGGACCTCTTTAAGAGAGTCCTTCCACCATTGCGTTTTAGCAATTTGAATGCGAAGGTAGTCGTATCCGATACCACTTTCTCTAGCAGCAATAACCCAAGAGCCTGTCTGAGCATATGTCTGTAGAGCAATAATCTTATTCTTGTCCGTGTAATGTTTATGGTCTTTACCTGTACTTCGTTTACGAAGAGCAAGAGTCTTGGCTTTCTCTTTGTCAAGTAGGGCTTGCTTTTTAGCCCTATGTAGAGCCAGTTCTTCCTCTAATTTTTTATCCATACTTCTATTATACCATAAATAAGAGCAATTGTCAAGAAGAATCTTTTAGGTATCTGCGAACAAGATTACAAACATCTTTGGCTGAGTCCAAACCCCGGATATAAACACAAGGAACGTCAAGTTTAGAGGAGTATCTCTCACCCTGTTTGGAGGACCAACCATCTGGATTTTTCTTAACTTCTAAGACCAAAACCAACTTTGGTTCTGCATTGAGAATAGGCTTAAAAATTGCAATATCAACCCTAGAGCCTGTACCGTCTTCATGTTTAAACTTGTATTCTCCACGAATGTGGTAGTCCAAGAATTCAGTCGTAAGACGATTATAAGCAAGAGCCTGAACTTCAAATTCTGACGGTAGGTTTTTATACATTTAAGAGCCTTTCTCTATATATTTTCTTTTCTTTAAGAGCATTTATTATATATATATATTAATAAAAAAGTAAAGCCTTTAGAAGCTTTACTTTTTATATATTATATTTAATATATACAATAATTCTTAATATAATACTATTATAACATATTTTAAATAACTTGTCAAGCTTTTTCTTAATTATTTTTATAAATCACTCTTTTTAATGAATTAATGGCTCTTTTAGAGCAGACCGAAGGGCTGCGAGGCCCTCAGGCCGAGCAAAATAATAAAGTTCTTAAAAGCAACGGATTCGCTCTTTAGAGCAATCCTTTCTCAACGCGAGGTATGAAAATACCCGCGAATGCAGTTTAAATCAATTATAAGGGGCCTAGAAGGCCATAATAAGGGCTAGGTAATACCAGCCTAGCCAGTTAGTATTAAAACAGCTTAAATCAACGATTTTATCACCCCTCCCCTAGATTAAAAATATTATGGCCGCGATAGACGTTTCCTCTCTCAAATTTCCCGGGGCCGAAGTTTTCCCCCACCCGGGGTCTCTGTGGAAATAAAACAACATGTGGCAAATAAACAACACTGGATAAATGTACAGTATGTATGGGCACACAGGCTTTCCTAGGGGAAAGGCAACGGCCGGGAATCTTCGGCCTGTTGTTTTAATACAACATTGTTGTTGTAAATATACAACACCTTCCCCTATTGACATGGGGTGCGGAATGGGGTAATATTGACGGTTCTGTACAATCAATGGGTTAGGGGAGAGTATGCGTTGTATATTAACCACACTATTGTTACAATTTGTTACACTTTTCACCCTAGACAAACCCCGCTATCTGTCCTACAATGTAGTCATACCGTAACGTAAAGGATATATTTCATCATGGTACTAAAATACGCAGGCTTTATAGCCTTGTGGCTGGCCGTGTGCGCTCTTTCGGGTGCGGCCGCTGGCTGGCTTTCAACTCACTGGAGTATTCTATAATGATGCCCGGCGTCCTAGTTTATCAATGCACGAATGGTAAGACCACGGCCACCGTGCGCACTACGCGCACGGGTTTCATTGTCCGCGTTCGCGGAAACCCGCTGGTGAACTTAACATTTGTTAAAACTAACCCCCGCGCTCAGCTTGAGGCGGTCAATCTGGCTGAAAACCGGGTATTCGGGTACAAGGTGCAGTACTTCGGGAAAGACCCTGCTTATGTCTCTCCCTTGAGCCAGCTTATCAAAGAAAAGTTTGGCGTTTAAAATTCACCATGAAGCCCATAATGTGGGCTTTGTAGTGGGTTTTCGACACTCAGTACCGCATGACTACATAGGCACTAGTCCGGTAATGCATTCTCGTGCCGTAAGGATATTACCATGTTGAAATACACCATCAATAAAGACGCCGTTGTCGTCACTTCCATTTCCAAGGCTGGCGCTGAGGCAAGTGTTACTCTTGTGCACGACAAGGGTCTGACCAAGGATCAAACCTCGCGTACCCTCAAAACCTATGTCAAGGGCATGGCATCGGTTCGTGCTGCTGCCGCTACCTTCATTGACGCCTTGCAACAAACCGGCAAGATGGAATCGTTTAAGTCCGGCGGTGTTATCACAAAGGAACTGCTGGCCCTGACGCGCAACATCGAGGACGCCATCGGCAAGGAGTGGGGTTTCGATGAAGCCACATTCAAGTCCATGCGTTCGGCTGGTCAGTATGCTGACACGCGCTCGCTCGCCCTGAAATGTTGGGTTCACGGCGTTGCTGTTCGCCAAGATGTGGACGCGGCAACAGGTATCCCGGTCCTGCTGACCACGGATGCAATGCGCAAGATCGTTGCGGCGCATCGCAAAGCACCCGAAGCCACGGCCATCGACGATGTGCTCGACAAGCTGGAGGAAATGCTTGCCGACAAGCCTACCGACATTGACATTGTGCAACGTCGCATCGCCAAGATTCTGGACCACGCCAAGTCCTTGCTCGATCAAAGCGCCAAGCAAGATGAAGCCAAGGAAAAGGCCGAAGCCGTCGGCGCTACTATCACGCCGCCCGTCTCCGAACCGCTGGCAGCATAAGAACTAGCGGTACTGTTGCTGAAACCCCCGTCCAAAAGGCGGGGGAAGTAAGCTGTAGACTATAAATTAAGACGCCAAGGCGATACCGGTATCCCCCAGTCGCCCTTGCAGCCTGCCCGGCAACCTACATAGCTAGGGACGTGGAATGTCAGGCCGTCTTAATTTGTGGTTTCAAAGCAAGATTTTTTAACATAGCGCGTTAGCGCGGCACCGGCAAGACTTAACATTTGTTAAGTTTGCCTTTGTTAAAACTAAAGGAAATAAAATGCTCTACTTCATCGCGTATAATCTGGGGTTTGTAAAGACGGTCCGCAACAGCGGAACAGTACATACTCCTAACGTCCGGCTGGCAAAGCCGTTTCACTCGTTCAAAGAAGCGGACGACACTGCCCGCAACATGAACATCAAGTGCTACGCCGTGTTGTCCAACGTTACCACGGTACAATCCAATGGTTAAGTACAAAGTCATGGCTCAAATGCTGCACACTTGCCGGGACATTTACATGTTCAAGGCATATCTGCATGTGCTTGGCATGCGTGAACCGGCAGGGTTGGACTGGATGTACGTCAATGGTGAGACGCTGCCTTACATGATCGAGGCGTCTCTAGCTTGTCAACAGATTGGAGATTAAAATGCATAGCATTGTGTACGTGGACAATCCGCAGGTCTGCATGACTGAGGTGTACAACATGGACGAAGAGGCCAGCAAGTACGGTTGCGGATGGCAATGTACCGGCCTCATTCTCTGGGATCAAATTGTATGGTGCTGACATGGAAAAGTTAACAGATGTTAAGTCTACCAAAGTTCATCAATGGTGTTACGGCTGTGAGACGCTAAAAGAAACAACCAATGTCGGTGGCTATGATCTTTGTGAAGACTGCGAAGAATCTAGGGACAATAAGACCGGTTATTGTTCTATGGATTGCCAATTGTCCGGTTCGTGTGACGGGAGTTGTTAACATGAGCTACCTTGCCATTACATTCCTTGCGCTGCAAGCGATGGAGCGCCAGCACCACGGCACCCGTGTGGGTGAGAACTACTATCATGCAATGGCGCTGGCCGCTGCAAACCTGATCGGAGAAAACGTCTAATGTTGCTTTGCATCATAGTCGTAATCATGTTTATTTATCAACTCTGGAGTAAATCTAAATGAGTCCAACTGAGGCTAAGATCGCTCATGCGATGTTAAATGACTCTATCTTACGCGATATGGTGGCCTCCGGCACGCCGACACGCGACGGGTACGAGTTCGTTGTTCACGTCGTTCCGGCCCAAAAAAGCCGCAACACCCCTTCCGGTTCTTACCTTCATCTGGTGAAATGATGAAGTTGTATTATTCGGTCGAGGCATACCGTCGGCCAAATGAACTTGATGGGGGCACATGCACAAATGTAGTGTACCGTGTCGTAATTTACGATGAAGACGGTAACTTACAGCAGACGGTTGCAGAACATCTGAACTCAAAAGACGAGGCAGACATGGCAATTGATCTTGATGTGCAGAAAGGTATGGTACGCATAGCGGATTTTGCGTACCTCCGTTCTTTATCGTATGACCGCATCGTGGAGATTTAAATCATGACAACACCGCACAAATGGGCCAAGGAAATCAAGGCGTGGGCCGACGGCAAGAAGATCGAATATCGCAGCCCACAATATGGCCGTGAAGAGTGGCGAGAGCTTCTCAACCCCGGTTGGACGGGCCCCGGGGAATACCGCGTCAAACCAGAACAAACGGTTCGCCGAGACACCTACTATGCGGACAGCATGGGTCGTGTGTGGAATGCCGAGAATGTCTCGAATCCCTCACTTGGCCGCATCACTGTTGACTGGATTCTGGAAGACGGAAAACCAGTCGACGTCAAGCTTGTCAAGAATTAACATAGCGCGTTAGCGCGCAACGGCAAAGTTAACATTTGTTAAATTTTATTCCGCAGTAAAACCTCCCAACATTTAGGAGAACATCATGGCAAAGCATATCATCGACAACAAGGGCCACGCATCCAAGGGCTTGCGAATCTCGTCCGGTAAGACCGGTAAGCTGGCTTCCATCGTCGACCTCAAGCAATTGAAGTTGATCCAACCAAACCGTGACTACGTGCACGACTACGAGAAGGCCGAGGCGAAACGTGCCCACCTGCTCGAACAGTCGGCAAAGAACAACGGCTTCGTTGCTCAGTTCGAATACAACAAGGGCAAGAAGGTCAAAGTCTTCAAGCCCGTCCCGTCGGCCCATCGCATGGTCTTTCAACCAGTCTAAGGACTTACTATCATGACGACTGCTGCACAAGTTTCGGCCCTGTTCACTGACTTCACCGTCAAGGCGCAGGAATATCTCAACAAAAAAGCAGGGGAGCGGGAATATAACTTTCCTGTGAAGTTGCTCTCGTCGCACAATCCTTTCGACGTCTTTGCGGACGAGCTTGGCCTGTCGGAGGATTACAAGGGCTACTTTACAAAACAAGAGCTGTTCCGTTCTCATTATCGTGGCATGGAACTTGCGAAGAATGGTGCATTCTACTTTCCGTGCTACATGGCGTTTGCCGTCGGAACTCAATATGTCGAGCCACCGCACTTCTTGGCCTTCGTTGTCGCAGCCTCCTTCGTGCTGCGTTACAATGACCGCGTGGTGTGCTGCTCAGTCAGCAGCGCCGACGACAAGAACTTCTCGCAGTGGGTGAAGTTCGCCAACGAATACGAGGGCGCAGTCGTTACGGAATTTACCCGTGAAACCGGTGTTCGTTGCGCTCACTTGTTCTTCCCGGTGTTGAAGTCCGCAAACATCAAAGTTACACAAGGAAAGCACCCATCATGAGCAAAGTAAAAGTTCCGCTTGACGTTACCAAGGTCAAGCAAGGCGACGAGTTGGTCACTCGTGACGGCACCAAGGTTTATTTCGTGGCACACGATCCTAATATTTCGGGATGCAATACGGTGCTGCGCTCCGACAGCGGCGCGGTTTATTGGTGCCATGCAAATGGTAACGCCCGAAAGGATAAACGAGCCGATCCTTTCGACATTTTCATGTGGGAAGAAGACCCGGTGGTATACGTCAATCTGTATGCATATAGTTCGGAAACCGATGCCAAAGACCTGACCTACACTTTGCCTAGTATTACGAAGATGGCCAAAGCCGTTCAGCTTTCCAAACTCAAGGAGTTCTTGAAATGAAGACTACTATCATCCTCGGCGTGTTCGCGGCGTGCGCCGCCCTGACAGGTTGTCTGGACAAAGACCCACCCCCGCAACCCAAGGTCGTGCAGCAGAACGCCGACGGCACGCAAACCACGTTGCAAGAAGCCACACCTGCTCAAGACCACACGGTCCGCGACATGGCTATCGGCGCGGCGGGCGGTTATCTGGCAAGCAAGTTGCTTGGCGGTGGTGGCAGTAGTCAAGCTGCGCCACCCGTACAAAACACGACCACGGTGGTGCAACGCAAGACGGTGATCGTCAACAATTACCGGGAACCACCCAAATCACCCGTTGCAAAACCGGTGATGAAACCATCGCGGCCTAGCTTCACAAGCCGTCCGTCCTCCTCACGTTCTGGAAAGAGATAACATGACCTTCGATCCAACAAAACCGCTTGAGCGGCAGAAGTACAAAGGCGTAAACCACCCTGTGATCGCCTTGGAACCATCTCCGTTTGACACGGAGTGCTATTTGTCGAGATCAGGCCCAGCGGGCAACTTCGTTCGCCACGACCAATTCGGAAAGAATGTCTCGGGCAACAGCGATTACGATCTGGAAACCATCCCGGAACGTAAGCCCCTTGTGGTTAGCTACATAAACCAATATCCCATGGGGATGGGCGCGCCAAGGATTTCTCTGGAACAAGCCCTCATCGCTGGGTATGCGAAGAAGAACGCCCTCGCCGTGATTGAAGTTACATTTGACCCGAATGACGGTTCCGTGAAGTCCGAAGTTGTATGGAAGCCCTCGTAATCGTAATCGGGACGGCTATCCAGTGGATATTTGCCCTCCCATTTTTCTTGGTCGGCTTCATCGCCGGACACATCGTTAACTATGTCATACTAGGCTGGAACACATTCTACGGCCTGCAATATGACGATTTCGGAGAAGATGAAAATGAGTAACAAAGAATTTGAAATTCAGTGTGGGATCGAGAACGACGATCTTCCTTTCTGCTGCGGCATGCGGGAGTACGGAAACTTCTCCGCCATGATGAAAAAATCCTTTTCAAAAAACAAATGGAATCCTAACTGGGACTGGGTCGCCCTTGACGATGGCCGCCTCACTCCGGCTCAATTGAAAGCAAAAGACTACTATCACGATTTACGCGTGGCGTGGCAAGCCGAACTGGCAAGTGAGGTGTACTTGAATAAGGGCTGCATCTTCAATTTCGCCAAGGAATTGGGTATGAAATCCTACGACGCGTCCGTGTTGATGGAATTGGTCTGCGAGTTGCCCGGCTGCGTTGAAGTGGGCGTGTTCGTCAATCCAAATTCCGGCAACACCATCCGCACCCTCGCCGTCTATCCACAAAAGAAAGGTAAGAAATGATCAAACGCAATTTGGAACAAGTACTTGCCAAGACCGCCGAAGCACTCGGTATGCAACAAACAAAGCAACCGAAGGGTGGCACAGTTCATCGTCGTCCTGACAGCCGCATCGTCATCGCCTCGGGCGAAGATGCTCATGTTCTGTACAACGAGCACTACGCCGAACCCCTTGCAGCTTAACTCAAGAAAGAACATCATGAGTACCATCGTCTATCGTAAGGTCACAACGTACCTTGTTGATGTGTTCTGGGGCCGTGAAGGTTGGGGTCCTGCTACCCACACACGTTTCAACATCAACAAGAATCGCGCCGGTCACGTTTACCTCAAAGTGGTAGGAGGTGCCCGCCCCCCGGCGTTTGTGATCAAACAAACTCTGGAGCACGTTGCCCATGTTTAAGCAGGACGTTACCGCTGACATGCTCAAAGGCGGGGTGGTTATCTCCAGCCTGCTTAACCGAGCTTGCTTTTCTCAATGGCGCGGTGAGTTCTACAAGGGCACCGAAGTTCGCTTCTTCTTGAACGACAACTTCACGCATCCAAACTACAAAAAAGGTTTGGAAGTAGTCGGGATGGACAAGTTAACATTTGTTAAGTGGTGGTGGGATGTACTCCAATCTTGGGGTGTAACCGATATGCAGATGGAGATTGACGAGAACGAGAATGTTGCGTTCATTGTTAAGATACACTCCTCTGCTATCGCCCCACCACTTGCCCGCCTTACCCTTGCTCGGTATCTGCAAGAAAATCCGTGCCATTTGTTTGGTATGCTGGAGCTGGCAAAAGAGTACCCGGACCTGTTCCAAGGTACGCCGGAAAAGACATGGGCCGCATTCTGCGTTTCGCAACATCGTAGCGGGTGTTTCTTCGCATCTCGCCACGGTTTTGTGGAAGATAAACAATACGAATGCCTTGACTATAGCAGCACGGGCCACGGTATTCTTCCTACAGCCCACTTTACTCCAAATAAGTTTGAGTGCTTTACTGCCCTCATGCAAAGTAAGACGGCAAACGGGATCAACAACTTTTTCAAAACGGATTACGCCTTACCGTGTGCACAAGTAAATAATCGGGAAGGTGTTTTGAAGTACGCCATTCCTTATTATCAAGAGCTTTTTAACCCGAAGGAAACAAAAGATGATTCAAACCAACCAAAATTCGTTGCTGCCTAAGTTGTTTGTTGTCGGTTCGTCGTTCAGTTACGCGGCCTACCTACTCGAACAAAACGATGTTGCTCACTTTGCCCTGACTCGCGATCCGGCGGAAGCCGACATTGCGATGTTCACCGGTGGTGAAGACGTCAATCCGGCTACGTATGGTGAGCCTTGCGGTTCCAACACTCGCTTCTCGGACCGCGACAAAGAAGAGGTCAAGTTGTTCAACTTCTTCCGCTCCGAAGACATTCCGATGATTGGCATTTGCCGCGGCCATCAGCTGTTTGCTGGTCTGTCCGGCGGTCGCCTCATTCAGGACGTTACGGGCCACGCAGGTGGTCGTCATCTGGTGAATTTCGAGGGCTACAACAAAATCCTTCCGTTCCCATCGGCCCACCATCAGATGGTCGATCCTACCCGTATGCAGCCGGACTGGGTTGTGTTGGGCATCTCCGACAATCTGCTGTCCAAACGTTATCTGGACGGTAACGACAAGGAAATCAACGGCGTCGACACAGAACTGGAGTGCATCCACTACGTGAACTCCAACGCTCTCGGCATTCAAGGCCATCCCGAATGGATGGACCCGGACTGCGAAAGTGTGGCATTCTGGCGCGAACTGATCCGGGAGAAACTGCTGTGAAAATCACGGTCAATGCATCAGCATCAACCTCTTTCCAACTGTTGAGAATCGGGGGCGTGTTCATCTTTGCTGACGCCCGTGGATTCCCAGTACCACACGCTCGTGTAAAAGTATCTGAGACGGCTTGTGCCAACCTTGGTGGTGTTGGTGAGTTGTTCAGAGTTGACGCAGACCGTGCTGTGGTTCCTGCTGTAACTTGCACGCTTGATTTCTAAGGTACTATCATGAAAATTGTAGCTCAGTTTCAACCGCTCACCATCACGATTGAAAACAAGGAAGAACTCCACGCCCTGATCAACGTGATTAATAACCGGTTGAATCAGTTGGATCATGACGCTCGGAGCCATTGGCCGGGCGGAAGTGGACGGGCATTTACAAATGAAGAGGAGCACCTGCTTCATTGGAAGAAGAGTTTGGACCGGTTTAACATTTGTTAACTTTTTAGGAGATTCACATGAGTAAGTTGTTTGAGAACGTAACTATTGGTTGCGACCCCGAGTTCTTTCTGAAAGACCAGAAGGGCTACATCGGCGCAGCCAAGTTTCTTAAGGGAACCAAATGGTATCCCGAAAAGATTGACGAGAACGGCTCCGCCGTCCTGCATGACAACGTCATGGTGGAGTTCAATACTGCTCCAGCCCGTACTGCCGACGAGTTCGTGCAAAGCGTCAACACGGTTCTCCAACACCTGCGAGGCCGTTTGCCTCAAGATGTATCGTTCGATTTCAGTCCCTCGGCGCACTTCTCCCCGAGTCGTCTGCGCAGTATGGCCGCGAAGATTTTCGGTTGCGAACCGGACTTCAATGCATGGCTCAAGGGCCGCACCAATCCTCC